GATCGCCAATGTCGTTGACGGCGAGCAGGAAGTCGCCGCCCTGGTTGGCAAACTGCGCCGTGCTGAAGTTGCCGTTGGTGACGGTGCCTACACCTGTCTGCAACGTCGGCGTGTCGGCAAACGAGATGTCGAAGATGCGTGTTTGCGTGGCGCAGAACATGCGGTTGACGGCGCCGCTGACGTAGTCGAACCCGGAGCGCACGATCTCGACCGGGTCAGGCAGCACCGCCCACCGCTCGGTGCCGCCACGCAGCCGCAGGCCCTTCTGCGTGCAAAACCAATTGTCGATGATGTTGGCGCCGCCCGGCTTGGCGTAGGCCCAGTTCTCCACCTCGAGGATGCCGCGGATCGGCGCCGGCAGCGTCGTCGTCTGATGGCGAACCGCCATCTCCCCAGGCACCGGCTGGCGGCGGAAGGCGGCATGTCCGCTCATGTCGGCCAACCCGCGGTACCAACGGCGTGCCCACCCTGATAAAGACCCATCACATCCACTCCACGTTGAGAGTGCTGTTGGCCCCCCAATTGTCGCCTGCCATGCACGTCATGCGTAATGCAAGGACTCTAAGGGCGGAGCCCGCGGCGGCAGCCAATAAATAATTGCCATAAAACGTATGCAGCCCGCCGCCCGCGGCAGATGCTGCATATCCATTGAAATTTCCAAGAAAAATGTCTGCCGTCCCATTCCGTTCCAGCACAAGCAGCCCATCAACAAGGACAGGAGTAGTAGCAACCGCATGATTACCCGCGATCAACATTCCAGTGATAGTTGCAACGGCGTTTTGCTGAATTATCCCAGTCGCCGATTGATTGAGATACCCAAACAGCATGTAATCGCCAGCCGTGGCTCTAAACACGCCAGCCGCCACACTCAGTTGCAGCGTCGGGGTTATCTGGGTTGCCGTGGTCGGAAATATCACGGCGTTCAAGCGAGCCGCTTTCGCGGTGGTTGGCACCTGCACGTCGAACGACTTGCCGCCCGCCAATGAATAGCGTTCATAGCGCAGTGCTTCGGCCCACACCGCGCCGCGGCGCGCATAGGCTTTTTCATCGACCGGCGCATCAGCGTACTGCTTCGGCACCGCATGCAGCGCGACGGTCGGATTACCAGACAGCGTCAGCAAGCCGGTCATGGTGTCGCCAGCCTTGGCGACCTTCAGTGCGTCTTGCGTGTCAACATAGGTTTTGTCTGCTTTCACAGATGCAGCCGTAGTGACAAACGCCGTCGTCGCAATGCTGGTGTCGTTGTCGCTCGCGGCCGGTGTCGGTGCTTGTGGGTCGCCGGTAAAGACCGGAGACGCCAGCGGCGCCTTAGTATCGACATAGGCTTTGGTCGGCACCTGATCGGCGTCAACGATGGCGACCGGACTTGGTAGTTTGACCTTGCCGTTGCTGGCGATGCGCAGGCGCTCGATGCCTCCGTCCATCGGCCCCGTGTGGAACGCGATAGCTGACGGAACAGTCGCGGCAGAAACCGGGCCATCGACAGTCACCCATATAGCCGTAGACCAAATATTAGGATAGGGCGTGGTACCATCGGCGCCGCCAAAACCGAACCCTCCTAGATAGTCGCCGTTCTGCACGGCAGTAGGGACAAGGTATGTTCCTCGCCCTCTGCCAAACCATCCAGCAGATGAATTGGCAGGAACTTCGTTGAACGCATCGTGATCCCACCCCCACCAGTCGGTAACAAAATTCCAATTTGCTTCGTTGCCAATTGCTAACGGATAGATATCGTTAGGCACACCGATACCGAGATTGCCGGTCATCACGTCGCCGGCCTTGGCGACCTTCTCGGCATCAACCTCGGTGATGGCGTCCTGGACGTTGCCGGTGGAAATATTACCAACCGGCGTAAACTCGATATCGGCCGCCGTGGCGCTTTCAATAGATCCAGGCGGGCCTTGCGGGCCTGTCTCGCCCTGAGGCCCCGGTGGCCCACCCGGTGTCCCAGGCTGGCCCTGTGGTCCCGGCGGCCCTTGCGGGCCCTCCAGGGCTACGTTGAATGCAGGAGGACTGAAGCTTCTACTGCTGGATGATATTGGCATTGGCCACTCTCGTCCAACCCCGGTCCCAGCCGCTATCGACAAGGATCGGCGCAGGCGTATCGGCGCCGGCAATGTTGACGAGGGCGTCGGAGTAGGTGCCCATGTCCTCGGCGTATGGGCTGCCCTTGTTGGCCTTCCACTGCCAGATCATTGCCAATTTCAACAGGCGTTCGTCGATGCGGAAGCTGTCGCCGTCGTTGACGAACTGGTCGCCGTAGCCGCCACCCGACAGCCTGATGCAGTTCTTGTTGAGGTAGGCGAACGTGACGCTCTGCCCGGCCGGCAGGATCGGGAAGATCAGCATGTCGTCGCCAATGAGCGTCCACTCGCCCCAGCCGTCCTGCCAGTTGTTGATCCTGCGCAGCAGCCACTCGTTGGCGTCGGGCACGAACTTCAAAGGCGTGTTGGTGGACGCGGATGGATAGACCTGGGACGACAGCAGCATCCGCTTGAAGTCTGCCGGCAAGGCAAAGCGGTCTGCCGTACCGTCACCATTGATAGTCTGGATCGACTTCAGCGCCCGCCACTCGCGCACGTCGTAGGCGATGCGCTGGCTCATTTCGTTGGCCAGCGACAGCAACTCGGCCTGCGTGCGCGGCTGGGTTGATGTGCCAAACATCGAGGACGGCGGGCTGAGGCCGTTTGCCATGCAAACGTCTTTGACCACCGTCAATAGTGTCATGCCGCCACGTTACCTTTCTGCTCCTGCGCCATGCGAATGAGCGTCCGGCGCGACGGGTTGCCCCGCGGCGTCATGCCGGTCAGCGCCTTGATGTGCTCCTTGATCTCGTCGTCGGTCATGCTGTCGTATTCGGTTGGCTGCTCATGGGCCACCGGCTGTGACTTGAGGTCGTCCTCGAGCACCTGGTTGCGCGCCTTGACCGCCTCAAGCTCGGCCTCGAGCTTGGTGACCTTGGCCATGTCGCTTGAGCTCTCCAGAAACGCGATCGCCTGGTTCTTCAACTCGCGTCCGCCAGGGCCAAGGTTCTTCAGTTCGCTGCCGTCGATGATCCCCAGAGCCTCCGCGGTGTAGATGTTGAGCGCGCGCAACTCGGCGCACTTGGCCGCCGTCAGGAACGGCAGATAGTCGAGCGGCGTGCCGCTCTTGGTCTGCCGATCGTGCGCCTTGAACTGCTGATACTGTTGCTTGAACCGCTCGGCGAAGGTGATGCGGCGGTGCTCGCCCGTGACCGGGTCGTCGCCCCAGTGCGATCCCTCCATCGCCGGATAGACGCCGACGTCCTTCGAGCCGGGATGGCGAAGCTCGACCAGCTCGATGTCGTCGAAGATCGGCCGGCCGGCCTCTGCCGACTTCAGCGGGTTTTTCACGACGTCGTTGCGGAACACCGCGACGACACCCTTGTCATTCGGTACAGCCATTTTCGTTTGCCCTTCCTGTTGAATAAAAAGGCGGATGCAAAGACGCCGGAAGGCCATCAAACGCCCCGGCACCCGCCCCTCTCTCGATCCAGCCCGCGTCAACAAACCGGACCGCAAGATCCGTTACGAACCCGGCGTCGGGTCGTACATCTTCCAATTGAACTTCGGGTTGGTCATGGTCAGTTCGCCCATCCAGCCGATGAACTGCGCCACAGCGTCCTTGTCGATCGGCATCTGACCTTCGCCCTTGAAGATCGAGTCGAAGTTACGGCTCGGGTGATACCGCAGCCGCAGACTGTCGGTGTGCAGGCCGTAGGTGGTGTCGGCCGGCATGTCGGAGCCAAGGCCGCCCTCCAGCACGATGGTGCTGCGCTTACCGCCGCCGATGTATTCGAGCGTCGAGAAGCCCAGCTTGCCGAGCGATCCGCTGGTTTGGCGTTGGATGGCGATCGTCGCGGCGTCATAGGCCTCGTAATGCTGCGGCGACATCAACAGCAGGTCGGCGTAGTCCTTGCCTCTCGACTGTGCCGTCATGATGCGGTTGAGCAGGGGGCGGATGGTGGTCGAGGTGACTTGCGTCACGCCGGCCATGTAGCTCTGCACGTTGAAATACTGCGTCTGCCACCAGGCGTTCTGCG